GCTCAGTGCAAATCAGAGGAGATTTTGTGAAGGCTTGCACCCGTTGCGGTCTCAGCAAACCACTCTCAGAGTTCGGGGCGAACCGACGTGCTCCAGATGGCTTGAGCTGGTGGTGTGCAGACTGCAGACGCGAATACCAGCGACGCTGGCGGGCTGAGAACCCTGACAAGGTATTGGGGTCATCCCGGCGGTTCTACGCCAAGCACTTGGCGAGNNCCGCGAATAGCCCGCGTTTGTGATCTATGTGGCGCAGCCTTCACCACCGCTCGCAAGGATCAGCGGTTCTGTGGGGCCAAGTGCTCGAACACCTACCATCGGCGCAAGTCGCCCGATCCCTGGAATGAGCGTCGTCGTGCGAACGATCAAAAGCGACGCGCCCTGAAAGCTGGGGCATCGACGGGAGTCGCGGTGCGCCTATCGGAGATTCGTGATCGAGATGGCGACCGATGCGGGATCTGCAAGAAGAAGGTCAACGGCGAGGCATGGCCGCATCCTCTCTCGGCATCGCTGGATCACATCATTCCGCTGAGCCAGGGTGGCTCACATGATCCCGCGAATGTTCGGCTGACCCACCTAGTTTGCAACACCCGGCGAGGCAATCGCGGCGGTAACGAGCAGTTGAGAGTGGTCTAAGCCCGGTGCCGCCAAAGCCGAAGCCGAAGCGCAAGCCGCGGGCGAAGAAGCCGACCCGCCTGGAGCGTGAAGAGGCGATCGAACTGCTCGAGGACATCGCCAGAAACAGCGGCAACGCGGCCGCGCGCATCGCGGCGATCAAGCAACTGGAGGCGATGAGAGATGGCGAGCAGCCGCCAGCGGAAGGGTTCGCCGCGCTCGACTAGGGCGCGGCCGAAGGCGAAGCCGTTCACGGCCGAGCACTTCCGCGCCTACGTCGATCTGCTCGTCTTCGATGACGGCGAGCGCCGCGGCCTGGAGCCGTGGCAGATGCAGATCGCCCGCGACATCTTCAAGGGCTACCGCGAGGTCTGGCTGGTCGTGCCCGAGGGCAATGGCAAGTCCACCTTGATCGCGGCGCTCGCTCTCTACGGCGCCGACTACTGCGACTCGCCTTGGATACCGATCGGTGCAAGCTCGGCGAAGCAGGCGCGGATCATCTACGACCAGGCCGAGGGCTTCGTCCAGCGCACCGAAGGCATGGACACCCGCTTCCGCTGCTTCGGCGGCTACAAGCTGATCCGCTCGAAGCGCAACGGCGGCATCGGCATCGAGGTCTTCGCCGCCGACGCCGGCACCGGCGACGGCGTCATCCCCTACCCGTTTGCGCTGGTCGATGAGCTGCACCGGACGGACATGTCGCTGTACAAGCTCTGGAAGGGCAAGCTGCGCAAGCGCGGCGGCCAGATCCTCGGCATCTCGACCGCCGGCGAGCCCGAGACGCCGTTCGAGAACACTCGCGATGCGATCCGGCGGCTGGCGACCAAGCGCAAGCGCACGGGCTCGCACCTGAGGGCCGAGGGCGAGGGCCTGGTGCTGCACGAGTGGATGGTCCCGGCCGATGAGAAGTGCGGCGACATGAAGGCGGTCAAGGCCGCCAACCCGCTCGCCGCGATCACCGTCGAGACGCTGCGGCAGGACTACGAGTCGCCGACGATGGATCTCGGCGAGTGGAAGCGGCTGAAGTGCAACCGCCCGACCCGCTCGGTCCACACCGCGATCAGCGACAAGGAATGGGATGACGCCCAGACCGAGGCCGAGATCCCCGAGGGCGAGCCGGTGCTGTGCGGCCTCGACGTCGGCTGGAAGTGGGACACGACGGCGCTGCAGCCGTTGTGGAAGGGCGAGAGATTCCGCCTGCTCGGGCCGCCGGTCGTCATCACCCCGCCCCGCGACGGCTCCTCGATGCACCCCGACGAGATCAAGCACGCCTTCTACGAGATCCTCGACACCAACCCGATCGAGACGCTGGTCATGGACATTCACCGCGCCGAGGACATCGCCGCCTGGGTCGAGGACGAGCTCGGCATCACCGTCATCGACCGCGGCCAGTCCAACCAGTTCCAGGTCGCCGACTACAACGCCTTCATGGACGGCCTGCGCAACGGCACCCTCAAGCACACCGGCGATGCCGAGCAGCGCCGCCAAGTCCTCAACGCGATCGCCCGACGGCTGCCCGGTGGCGACTACCGCTTCGACCGCCCCTCGTCGGTGCGCGCCAACAAGCGCGAGCAGGACCGCCGCGTGATCGACGTCCTCAGCGCCGCCGCGATGGTGGTCGAGTACTCCAACCGCCAGCAGCCGCCCCGACGCTCGGTCTATGAGGACCGCGAACTGATCGCCGTCTGAGGCGACGACGAAAGGAGCCTCATTGGGGCTGCGTGACTTCTTCCGCCGGGAGAAGGGCCTGACCGCCACGCCGGCGGTGCTGAGCGCCCTTCACAACGGCCAGCTCAACACCTATCAGCGGCTCGGCGGCTCCAACCAGGAGATCGTCGCTGCTTGGACGCAGTACCAGGCGGCCAGCTACGCCTACATGTACCGCTCCCAGCCCGCCGTCCGCAAGGTGGTCGACTACATCGCCCGCAACGCCTCTCAGCTCGGGCTGAAGCTGTACGAGCGGGTCTCAGACACCGACCGCCGCCGCGACACCGACCACCCGGCCGCACAGACGATGGACGACCCCGACGGCCAGCGGCCCGCCGACCAGTTCCTGTTCTCGCTGATCGCCGACTTCCTCGTCAGCGAGAACGCCTACGCGCTGATCTACCGGCCGAGCTCGGGCTCCGCGCAACGGCGTCTGCTCCGTGTCCCGCCGGACGCCGTCGAGGTGCTGACCCAGGGCTTCTTCATCGTCGGCTACCGGGTCATGCTCGCCAACGGCCAGTCCCTCCCCGATCGCTCACAGCCGCCGCTGGCGCCCGAGGACATGCTGCACTGGTGCGGCTACAACCCCGCCGAGCCGCGTCTCGGCGTCTCGCGGCTGGAGACGCTGCGCTCGATCCTCGCCGAGGACGCCGCATCGCAGCAGGCGAACATCGAACTGCTGAAGGCGGGCCTCGCCAAGCCGGGCTACATCAAGCGCCCGCTGGAGGCCGCCGACTGGCCCGAGGAGGTCCGCGAGCGATTCCAGGAGAGCTGGGCGAACCAGGCGAAGTCCTCGCCACGCAAGACCCCGGTGCTCGAGGAGGGCATGGAGTTCGCCGACTTCGGCGTCTCGCCCAAGGACGCCGAGATGCTGGCCGGTCGCCGGTTCACCGACGAGCAGGTCGCTTCGCTGTATGGCCTCGCCCACGTTCCGCCCGAGGGTGAAGAGGAGCGCCGCGCCTTCTACGCCGACGTGCTGCCGCCGATCACCCGCTCGCTCGCCTCCCAGCTCGACTTCTCGCTGCTTGCGGGAGAGTTCGCCGAGAGCGACTACTACTTCGAGTTCGACCTCAACGAGAAGCTGCGCGGCGAGCCCGAGGCCCGCTTCGCCGCGATCACCTCGGCGGTCGGGCGCCCGTGGCTGACCGCCAACGAGGCCCGCGCGATGGAGAACCGCCCGCCGGTCGAAGGCGGCGACGAGCTGGTCACCCCGCTCAACGTCCTCGTCGGCGACAACCCGCGCCCGGCGCCGAACGTGATGCCGCCGCAAGACCCCAACGGCCCACCCCAGGACGGCTCCCACCGCGAGGCATCGATCAAGGCGCTGCTCGCACCGCGCCAACAGTCGCAGGCCGACCGCCGCGACCGCTACGCCGGCGAGCTGACGACGACGCTGCGCCACCACTACGAGCGCCAGCAGCGCGCGATCGACTCGGCGAAGGGCGTCAAGAACGTCAAGGCGTCGCGCTGGGTGGCGTGGAACGCCGAGATGACCGACGACCTGCTCGCGATCCTGCGGCGCGCGGTCGAGACCGAGGGCGACGTCGCCGCCGCCCGCTTCGGCTCCACCTTCGACACCCGCATGGTCACCAACTACCTGCAGGCGAAGGCCGAGGGCGCGGCGACCGAAATCAACAGGGAGACCCGCCAGATGCTCGCCGCCGCCCCCGCCGCCGAGGTCTTCGCCCACGCCATCGCCGCCCGCGCTCCCGCCAGCGGCATGAACCTGGCGACCAGTTCGTCAGCGTTCGCCAACAGCGAGGCGGCGCGGCAGGCGTCCGATACCGAGCACCGGGTCAAGACCTGGATCGTCACCTCCGGCAACTCCGCGCATCCGGAGATGAACGGCGAGACCGTCCCGCTCGGCGAGACCTTCTCCAACGGCGCCGACGGCCCACCGGCCGATCACCCCGGCTGTGAGTGCATCCTCGAAA